AAAAATGTAAACATATTATATCAAAAAATGAAATAAATGTCAAGAAATATTTTAGATGTCGTTTATTTCTTCGTCTGTTTTGAACTCCTGCTCTTCCTTTTGATCCGGGTTCAATACAGTATGGGGGCCTATCTTCAAAGTCTCCCAGTCCATATAAGAAGTAAATCCTATTTCATCCGTTCCACTTCGCATCTTTACACAATTAAAAGTCATACATTCATCTTGCTTTGTCCAACTCTCTAGTGTAAATGCGGCATCTGCGGCATCAAGAATACCTTTTGCAAACCTGGCCTCTCCACTTGCATCTGTCTGATATGGAGAAACCACAGGTACTTCATACTCCTGTGCCATAGATTTCAAAGCTTTGCTCACTTCTATTTGTTCTGTCCAGTCATACTGCCCCTGTCGAGAAGGTACGGCTGAACGTTTTACTTGGTTTAGATAATCGACTACAACCACGCCCAGGTCCATATCGCTTTTTGCCCGCTTATCAAGCTCTGCTTGTATCTTGGCAAGAGTTAGGCTAGGCTCATAAACAATATCTATCTGTCGTCTGGGATCTAGAGCACACTTTGTACTTAACTTTTTATGTAACTCATCAAAACTTCTATGCTCTTTATATTCTTGAAGATACTCATCGCTCTTCTCGAATCTGTTAGCCCACCAGGTTGCAACTCTTTCCCATTCTGGAACAGAAAGATTTTTCATCTTCAACCTGGTGGCAGATACTTTTGCCCCCATTGCACAAACACGTTGTAAGGTTTCTCTCGCATCCATTTCTATAGTGAATATCATTGCGGAGCGACCGTTCTCGTACATATTGTTAGCAATGTTTGTACTTGTAAGAGACTTACCTCGCCCTCTCTTACCTCCCAGCAGTATGAGATCTCGGGGGCTGAACTGCATAATCTGGTCGTAATCCTCATTAAGGCCGAGGGCGAGGTAATTTTTCAATTCATCGTCATCAATAAATAGTTCTATTCGTTGCATACTCTCCGAAGGAGGTTGCAAGTCTACTTTTGACTCTATGTCTCGGATGATTTCATGTAATTGTGTTACTGATTCTTCAGCATCTTCAAAAGCTATAGAATTATCAATATAGCTTTCCAATGCCTTTAGAATCTCTGCCTGAGTATACTCATTCTTCAGGTATTCTAAAAGCATCGCTGCTTCTACGTCAACTTCAACAGTCTCTAGCGCATAGACTTTTTCTCGCGTAGAGCTGTCCCTGATCTCAAATTTAAGATCCTCAAACGTAGGAAGTTTGTGATATTTTTCAGTATGCTTGGATACTATTTTATGGAGGGTGTGGTATTCGGTAGGCAAATAATGCTTGTGCAAAAGCGTCCAAGCTTCAAAGTCTTGGAGCACAAGTATTTGTTTCAGTAATGCACTAGCAATGTTCAATAGTGATCCCCCGATCAATTAAAAGACTGCCCCCGGAGGGGCAGTCCAACTCCTACTACCCTTGGTAGTCGAGATAAGTTAAAACAGATTAGCCTGCGGCCTGAGCCTTAGCCTGACGAGCAGCACCATCATAGTCTGCCGCCGTCAACCCACGACGGGTCAACATTGTTTTAACACCGCGAGGCGTTTTCTCGATTGCATCAGCAATCTGCTCCACGGTCATGCCAGAAACGTCACCAAGTTCTGACAGGGGATCAGCCCGGTTAGCACTCTTGGTTTTTTCCTGGCGGGGGATAGCATCAATCTCACCGGAACGAAGCAGGCTGAGAGCCTTGCCACGGATGCTGTTGATCGAACGATCAAGAGCGTCAGCAATCTGCTCAACAAATGCACCGTCGTTCACCATGCTGATGAAAGTATCTTCTTCCTCCGGAGAGTAAGTCCGAACACTTTCAGGCTTGGGAGCCGGCTTGACATGACCAGTCAGTTCCATTGACAGAATCTTGCCTTGGATTGACTTTGCGCTAAATGCGCCACCTTCGAAGTTCTCAGCAATCTGAGCATAGGTGTATTCACCGCTGTTATCCGTAACAAAAGCGGCCAGGGTTGCTTCCTGCTGCTCGGAAAAAGCCCGAGTAGCACGTGCAGAAGCGAGTTCCACTTCGTAACCCATTTTACGCAGTTTGCTAGAAACTGAACGGGTAGAAGTTTCAAGATGCTCTGCGGCGTCAGCCACAGTAGCTTGGGAGACAGGGGACTCGTCTCCGACAAAGTTTTCGAGCGAAGAAGTACGCTCATCAGTCCACTTGGGAAGTGCCATAATTTTCTCCTAGTAATTCCGATATATCGGTTACAATAGTTATGCCGTTCGACACGGCTCGTTGCGTTTTAGAGGATTCAATACCACTCTCATTCACTAGAATAGACACATCCTTTGTCATACTGGATTTTACAATGTATCCGTACTTTTCTAGTATTTCTGTAGCTTGCGCTTTAGTTTTGTAACTTTTCAGCTTCCCGGAAATGCAGACTGTGCCTCGATTTTCCTTTGTACTTACTAAGTTACGTCTCTTGAATTTAAAGTCAAAAGGGTATAGAGATAATACATCATGATTATCTTTAAGCCAGCTGAGAAGGTTGTTAGTTGCCTTTGGGCCAAGCCCTGCTCTCGCGCAAGTCGTCTCGTTTATATCAATCAATTTCTCACAGACTGTAGACAACTTTTCGGTGGCAGTTCGGCCAATCAAAGGAATACTGAAACTAGGTAATACCATGTTTAGTGGTGCGTTCCTCGATTTCTCAATTTCATAGAATAGTTTTTGACCCAGTTTAAGGGAGGATAGAGCATCCGCCAAATATTCCGTATCTAGATAGTACAAATCGTAAGGCTCTGCAATGTTCAACTTACGAATTGTAGACGGGCCTAGACCTTTAATCTTCATAGTCTTGGCGAAATGCTCTATCCGTTTTGCTACTTTACTGGAGCAAGCGGGGTTCTTGCAGTAAAGCAGATGGTTTTCCCACTCAAGTTCAAACTTACAGCTTGGGCAGTGAGTGGGCGGCGTAATTTCTAACATCAATACTTTTCCTATGTCTGAATATATATTTTACACTAATTATGATAATTTGTCAAGAACTATTTTTTGCCAGGTCCTTGTCATCCTACGCGAGCCACGATTCTAGGAATAATGTCCCCACTTCGGATAACTTCCACTTGGCAACCTATTTCAAGGTTAAGCCCTTCAATATATTCAATGTTGTGTAGCGTGGCTCTTGAAACGTTAGCTCCATCAATCGCCACAGGGTCGAGTACAGCTACGGGGCTAACTACGCCTGACTTCCCGACTTGCCACACAACATCACGTAGAGTTGTTACTACGCCTTTCTTTTGCGTTTTGAGTGCAAAAGCCCCTCTAGGATGGTGAGAGGTATACCCCAACCTTTTGTACTCTGAATTATTATCCAGTCGATAAACCTGCCCATCGGTAGGAAAATCTGTAGCATCAAAAGTTGTTACAACATTGAACCCATTATTCTCGTGCAAGACTTGCATATCGTAACCATATGAAGCGAAACCAGAATCAACCCACTCATATGCAACGAAGTGCATATTCTTTGAACGGGATTTGAACTCGTCTAAGTCTTTAAGGTTGAGAGAACCGGCAGCATAGTTCCTGGCATTGTCTATAGTGCTAGGAACCACGACTTCGCCATTTATCTGGCAAATACCGGGGTTGGGTTCAGAGAAACAAAATGGGGCAAGAAGCTCCATTTTTTCTGTAATGTCGCGACCAATCTTACCGTCACCTCTTGTAAGTGCCATTACTAGATCGCCTCCGACATATAGCAGAGATACTGCCGCACCATCCAACTTCGGAGTAACGACACAATTCTTTAAGGGAATAGGACTATCACTCAAATCAAAAACTTTTTGAAGTGAGTACATCCTATGAAAATGCTCAACACCGTCTGTTACCGTATATCCTACGGTCTTGTATCCAAAGTGTGACGCCAGTATATCAAACTCTGCGTCTGACATAATGGGTTTACCTTCGTAATACTTTTTAGATGCAAGGTCAAGAAAATTGTGCATATACTTCTCCGAATTTCTGATATATATTTTAACAGAAATAGATCAGAAAGTCAAGAACTATTTTAAGTATATCTCATCTAAAAGGTCTTTGAAGTGCTCCTCCAGGATATTTTTGGTTTCTGCAAGAGAAAGTATCTCTACCAAACCTGCAAAAAGCTCTCTGGAGTTGTCAAAGTCTAAAGCCATGGCTACGCCTTCCTTGGACGGCAGCCATTCTTCTTCAAAGTCCAAATAGTATTTTCTTAGGTGTAAGTATTCTACACCCCTAAAAGTATTGACACAGAGTCTAATCTGTATCTCTTTATTACTATCATAGTGAATGATGCGCTCATATAGCGCAGGTGCTTCATGCAGTAGCATTAGTCGTCCTCGTTTTTTAGCACCGAGGCTAACGGTACTACACTTGTCACGTTTCTAGGATTTAATTTTCGGTAAGAGTCCGTATCCCAGCAAAATAACAGTAATTCATTTTCGTTTTCTTTTGCTCTGTTTGTCTTATTCTGAATATATGGAGTGCTAAAATCTAACGTACAAACATTGTATTTTAACT